ATTAGAAGAAGCACAAGTCTCCAAGACAGAGAAGTTTGTCACAGAACTTCAGTCAGAGAAATTGTGTTCACCTTCTATGAAGCCTTACATTGTTGCTCTATTAGGCAATGATAAAAAAGAGTATGCTTTTGGAGATAAGAAATTATCTAAAGAAGATACCGTGAAAGAGCTTCTTAAATTATTCAAAGCAGCTTCGGAAGTAAACTTTGTAGAGACAACTGAAGAAGGTGACGAATCTTCTAAACAAAACTCTGAGAAACAAATCATCGAAGAAGCGAATAAGTACGCAAAAGAGAATAAGGTTTCTTTCAGCGCAGCTTTGAAATCACTTCTAGCCAAGAAGAAAGGAAACTAATATATGAGCCACATTCAACCAATTTCAATGAAGGTTCAAACAACTCTCAGCGCATATCGTGTTGTAACTTGTTTGACATCTACAGCTAACACAGTGAAATATCCTGCTGCTGTTTCTGAGTGTCCAATCGGTATTACTACAGACACAGTGCTCGAAACAGGAAGCTCAATCCCTGTAGCAATTGGCGGTATTGCGAAGCTTTATTTCAACGATACTGTTGCAAGTGGTGCTTTTGTTGCTGCTGATTCTAGCGGTCGAGGAGTGCCTCATACTAGCGTAACTGCTGGCTCTTACATCGTAGGAATCCTACTTGGACCTACCATTGCGGCTACAGGTACGATTGCAGAAGTTTTAGTCCTTCCACAATTTAAAGCAATTCCATAATTAGGGGGTAAGTAATATGCCATTAAAAAGTCAATTACACGTTAGTCAGTTACTCTCTAATGTGTCGGTTCAATACCGAAATGAAGAGTATGTTTGGAATCAGGTGATCCCACAGGTAATGGTTAGCAAAGATACAGATTTATATCGTATCTATGACAGAAACTTTAAGATCCCTGAAACAAGCCGAGCCAATAAGGGCGTAGCAAGAGAATCAAGTTTTGATGTAAGTACTGCCTCTTATATCCTTGAGAATCATGCTCTGAAGGATTATGTCGGTAAAGAAGATGCAGATAACTATGATCAAGAGTCATTGCAGATCGACACGACAGAGGATCTTACTGATAAGATCTATCGTAGAATCGAGAAGTCTGTTGCAGATTTATTCACGACCACAAACTTTAGCTTGAACGTATCTTTATCTGCGGCTAACTTTGCATCTAATACGATCACTACGGACCCAGTTCCGTATTTCGACACTGGAGCATCAACAATTATCTCTAACTCTGGAAAGGCTCCTAACTTCGGAATCCTTCCTAGGGATGTATTTGTTGCTGTTAAAAACCATGTATCGGTTCTTGATCGAGTTAAATACACTTCTTCAGAAGTATCTGAGGCAATGGTTGCAAGTCTTCTTGGCTTAGGCCAGATGATTGTTCCTAAAGCTTCTTACGATTCTGCTGCTGAGGGTGTGGCTTCAACAATGGTTAATTTCTACGATGACATTGCTTTCCTTGGGTGGAAACCTTCAAGTCCTGGTAGAAAGACACCTTCTTATGCTTACTTGTTCATGAAGAACGCTCCACGCGTTAAGACATGGATGGATGAGGAAAGAGAAGAGTCTACAGCCGTTGAAGTTTGTGTTAAATACTCTGCAAAGGTGGTCGCATCTTTAACAGGATATTTAATTAAGAACGCAATCTAATAATTTAACCGGGGTGGGTTGGTCGTCTAGGATGGGTGATGACTTACCCGCCCCTCTAATCCCAGAATAGGAGCTAAGCGATGGGAAGACCAAGAAAAGTACAATCAGAACAAGTTGAGGCAGACACACATGCCACCTCTAACCTCGAAGAGAGTCAGGAAGTTACCTTTGCAGAAGCCGAAGGAACTCCAGCAAATAAACACGCCAAGAAACTGGCGAAAGAAAAAGCCAAGAAAAAAGCGAATGAAGCGATCTTCAAACACTTTTATACCGTTAACAGAGATAAAGTCCTAAAAATAGTATGTAAACCTGGGGCTGCTTATTCTGTTTATATAGGCAACATGAAAAAGTCTGGAGATTCTTTGAATGTCCAAATCGCCAAATGGAAAAAAGAAGGTCTCTGGTGTTCTTGGGATAATAAAGAAGAGTTAACAAGTAAATATTGTTCTGGGAAAGAGTAAACTCACATGGGTACTTACGCAACTACAACAGGCTTGCAAGTACTCATGATCGGGGTGACGTTCGATAGCGTCACCTCTGCTCTTGCTACAAAGATGATTACTCATGCAGAAAATGAGGTAGATAAATATCTTTCAAACAGATATGATACTTCGGCTAGTCCATTTGATACGTCTACGACTATACCGCCAATCATCACATCAATAACCGAAACACTTGCCGAGGGATACATGCACCAGCGCATGAGTCGCGGCGGTAAAGATGCAATGGCCAGAGGTCAGACTCTTATAGAACAGGCAATTGATAACCTTAAATTAATATCTGACTTTAAATTAAATATCACTGATTCTAGTGGCGATATTGTAGCTGATATGAGCAATACATCCTACAGGGTTGCATCTACTACAGAAGGTTACTCAAATACATTTAATGAAGACGATGAACTTAATTGGGAAGTTGACCAAGATAAATTGGATGATATCGAAGACGAAAGGGTCTAGCTATGGCAACACAACCAATGCAGACCATCTTTAAAAACGAGGAAGTCTTAAAATTCCTTAAATCATTTCATGAAAAGATCCGTAAATCAAAAGCAACTGGATCTAAATACGTTGGTCTTTTATCTGCCATTGTATTTGCAGATGTTCAAGATCACTTCGAAACAGAATCAGATCCAGATGGTAGATGGAAAGAATGGTCAAAGTCATACTCAGAAGCAGTACAGGGCAAAGCTTTCTATAGAACTATAGCAGGACGAGTTGTCAGAATTGCATCTGATTCTGTAGATAAACCACCAAAGCCACCACGTAAGCCTGGAATGATTCTTCAAGCCACAGGTAGAATGAGGAATAATTTCAAGCCTACAAAGGTCAAATCTACTTCAGGCGGCATTCTGTGGTTCAATGATGCGAAGACAAAGGGTGGCTTTCCTTACGCTGCGGCACACGACAACGGCGGAGATAAGCTTCCACAGCGGTCTTTTATGTGGTTATCAAATAAAGCTATTGAAAAGATCGAAGCTCAGACTTTACAATTCTTACTTGATGAGGGCGTCTGATGGCAAACAAGGTAGATCTAAACGGGATTAAAGAGCAGATTCAAACGATACTCGCAAACGCAAATACGACGACTGCTTCCCCAGTAGATCTATCTTCAGGACTTTCTAATTCTGTTCGCGTAAATCAAGTTCTAAAAATACATCCTGAAATGATCATTCCACAGGCATCCTTCTTTCCTTTGGTAACTTGTTTTGTATCTGAAAAAACAGCAAAAAGAATGGACATAGCCGGAAGTCAGATTAATTCAAAACGAAGGTCAACAGTTTCGGTTAACATCGTTGGGTCTATTTTTAATGCAAATATATCGTCTGTTGATGAGGATCCAGCCGATGAAGATATTGGGCATCTTATGGAAAATATCGAATGGATTCTAAGAACTGATTCTACTTTAGGTGGAAAAGTTAATTGGCACCAGGTGACTAACTGCGAATATTTTGCAACAATTCTAGACGAGCAAACCCATCTTCGGTCTGGTATTTTAAAGCTAGAGTGTGAAGTATGGTATTAATGAAAGGCAAAACCCATCCATGAAACATGAACAAATACTAGCACAGTCAAATGCAGCCTACAGACAGTGGGCAAAGCAATGGCGTGAATACGCTAAGATCAATTCTAAGTTTGAAATGAAACCATTTACAGACTTTGAAAATAAAGGAATCGGTAAAGCTGTTCTATGCGTAGCTAATGGTTATAGTTTTGAAGAGAATATCGAAACAATTAAAAAGTATAAAGATAATGTCGATATTCTTTGCTGTGATAAAACCCTTGGAAGCCTTCTAGATAATGGTATCACTCCAACATATTGCATGGTCTGTGACGCTAACGTCGATTACAAGAAATATCTAGAACCATGGAAAGATAAGGTTAAGGACGTAATTCTGTTTAACAATGTTTGCGGAAATATAGAATGGCCAGAAAAGGCAAAGTGGAAAGACACATATTTTTTTGTAAATAAGGATATTATCAATTCACATTTAGAATTTTCTAAACTATCTGGGTGCAATAACTTCATCCCAGCCGGCACAAATGTATCCAACGCGATGGTTATTTTGCTTACTCAAAGCGATAATGAAGGACGAAAGAATTACTTTGGATATGATAAGATCATTCTTACTGGTTTTGATTATTCATGGAAACATGGCGGGAAATACTATGCCTTTGACTCTAGTGGTGGCGGTAAGATTAACTTCATGTCTCATAGCTATTTAATTTTACCTAGCGGAGCTTACGGTTATACTTCAGGAAATCTTCATTTCTCTTGTCAGTGGCTTTTAACTTATATCCGCACATTCAATTTACCAATTGTTCAAACAGCTAAAGATTCATTACTCCAGTTTGGTAGAGTAGGGAAGTTAGAAGAACAAATGCAATATGAATTCCAATCATACAATTCTAGTATTGTGAAAGCTTATATTAAAGAGTTAAAGGATTTAAAATATAAACAGAATAGTATAAAAACTGAACTTATGCAGATAGGGCGAGACCACTGGTATGCCCATCTTAGCACTATCTAGGAGGAATCATGGCTGTAGGAGCTGGAGTATTGATGGGAGATCTTTCCTATATCGGGATCGGTCGTGAATCAACTTATGGAATATATGCAACAGGAACCGCAGGAATTAATTTTCTTTCAGCATCTTTAAAAGTTACACAAGAGACTAAGATTCTAGAAGAGATTCAAACGAGCAGAACAAACTCAAATGCTATCAAGCTTGGTAGAACAATTGAGGGTGAGATTGAAACATATTTTTCACCGATGATAGCCTCATGTAATTATCTTCTTCAGAATGCCTTTGGTGGTGGCCCAGTAACATCAGCAACAGCAACAGGGGAGACAACTGGCGGTGGCGGATTTACACATACTATTAATATTGCAAACTTTGATCTTACTTATTCTTCTTTATCTATAAACTGTAGAAAAGGGGACTCAACTACAGGCAAAATATTTGAATACAGCGGTCTGCGTGTAAATGAAATGACTCTTAAGGCAGAGATAGATGAAGCTTTGATCGCAAACTTCGCGCTTATCGGCAAGGACGTTACCAATAGTTCAAACGATGTTTCTTCGTCGTTATCTACAGGTACTCAATTACCTCTAAGTTTCGTAAATGGCCGATTTAGTATCGAGACATCTAACTCATTCACGACGACATCTTATTGGAATGTTCAAAGTATGGAGTTTAAGATTTCAAATAATCTGATTTCTGATACTGCCGCTAGAAGGATTGGTTCAGATGTTCTTCAGGTGCTTCCTGCTGGTCTGGCAACCTTTGAACTTAAAGCCACAATTCGCTTCGATACCACTACAGCAATCGATGCAATGAAGGCCGGGACAAGACTCTTTGGTGAGTTTGAATTCTTAGGTAATACGATGACAGGATCTGCAAAACAAGAGGGTATTAAATTAACAATGCCGTACTTGCTTGTAATGGATGCTGGAGATCCTGAAATCGGTGGGCCTAACGAGCCTCTTACAAGCGAGGTGTCTTTTGCGGTACTTCGTGACCCAACAACTAGCGGTTATGCAGTAAGAGCAGCCGTGACTAACCTAACAGCGAGTTATTAATAACTGATGTGGCCATTTAAAAGAAAATCTATTGTAGAATTCCTCGACGAAACTAAGTCGATAAAGGTTAAGGGTTTTCCTTTTATCATTAGGCGAGTGAATGCTTTAGATTACTTAGATGGCTCGAAGGTACTACAGCAGGCATACGCGCTTTATAAAAAGCCGAGTGCCGAAACCGAGCACGGGGTATCAGATAAGAAAATACGGGAATTCTTTTCTCATATTCTGTGCTCGGCTGTAGTCCAGCCCAAACTAGTATTAAGTGAAGATGATAAGTCTGGTATCTTTGTAGAACGCCTATTCGTTGATTGGGAACTCGTGACCAAGGTCTATGAAGAGATCATGGTTTTCACGTATGGAAAAAAAAAATTGAAGCAAAGCAGTTATCAAGAGAAAAGTTAGCGGAACTTGATATAATGGCTCGAAGATATGGATGTGCGCCATCGAGCTTCTTAAAACAGAATGCGAAAGAGTTTCAATTCAATATGCTTGTGGCGTCTGTAGGTATTGATGCTGAATCTAGAGCACAGGAAAGGGCTTTAAGACATGGCAAAAAAGGGCGTCGCTGAGTTACTATTGCAAATTAAAACATCTGGCGAAGAGGCTCTGTCTAGGGTTGGCGATAGTCTACAGAAGCTCGGTGAAATTGGGACTATTGCATTTGGATACTTATCTGCTGTTGTAGTTAAGGCCGTAGGAGAATTTCAAGAGCAAGAAGAAGCAACCAATTCACTTACTCGCGCAATGGTGAATAATGGTGTTTACTCACGACAGCTCGCTAATGATTATAATAAACAAGCAGAAGAATTATCAGCTCTATCAACTTATGCTGGGGAACAAATCACAGCAGCTCAGGCAGTAGCACAACAACAACTTGGTCAAACAAAGATAACAAAAGAGCTTACGCAGACTATTTTAGATTTTGCGTCTGCTCAGAAAATGGATTTATCAAGTGCCGCAGAGGTTGTATCTAAATCAATTGGTACTGGAACAAATGCTCTTGCAAGATACGGCATTGAAGTAAATACCGCCGCCACAGAGTCTCAAAAAATGACTCAAGTCATAGATGGATTAAATAGAAAATTTGGTGGTCAGGCAGAGGCAGCAGCTCAGGGATTAGGCGGATTAAAACAATTAGAAAACCTTGTTAATGATTTATTTCAAGCATTAGGTGAAAGATTAGCTCCAGTTCTTGGCGTAGTAATAAATTATTTTAAAAGTCTCATCCCAGAAGGTGATTCATTAAACTCAGTTTTAAATGCAACTGTAGGTGTCTTCAATTTACTAGCAAGGGGAGCTGTTGCTGTAATAGAAATATTCGTAGGTTTAGGACAAGCCATAGGCACAACTGTAAGCGCAGGATTTTCAGCAATAGAGGCAATCGCTTCAGGAAATTTCTCTAAACTAAAAGAAATCTCAGCAATGGGATGGGAAGATATAAAGAATATAGCATCAGAGAAATATCAAAAGATGGCCGATACTATGGCCGCAATTGACAGCGCGGAATCATCTAGAAAATTAAATCAGTTGAACACAGATCAGATGAACGAAGAAGCATCTAGAGCCGCAGCTTTTGAGAGAAAGCTTGTTCAAAAAGAGGAACAAAGACTTCGCGAAGAAGAAGCGCAGGTCGTAGCTGATGACCTCGCCTTGCAATTACTCAATGCAAATGAAGAACAGAAGATCGGTATTTTGATTGCTGCTGAAGAAAAGAAACTTCAAACTCTGACGACAAATCGTGAAAAGATAGCCGCTATGGAGAATATCCATAATATGAAGGTGGCACAGGCTAATCAGATTGCACGTCAAAAGGAAATAGACGCGCAGAAAAAAGCCGATGAAGAAATGACTAAGAATAGGCAATCAACTCTTTCCACAATTTCAAGTCTCCAGAGTTCTAGTAATAGTCATTTGGCTGCTATCGGTAAAGCTGCCGCACTTACACAAATAGCTATCGAGACCCCTGTTGCGATATCTAGAGCACTCTCGGCATTCCCACCACCATTTAACTTCGCTGCGGCTGGGGCTGTTGCTGCTGCAATGGCGGCCCAAGCGGCTAGGGTTTCAGGTATTGCGCTTGCTGAAGGTGGAATCGTTATGCCAAGACCTGGTGGAACCTCTGCTATTATCGGAGAAGCTGGACAACCGGAGGCTGTTATACCGTTGGATAGGGCTAGCGAGTTTGGTCTAGGTGGAGGCGGTGGCGTTAGTATTGTTGTCTATGGTGGACTTCTAGGTAACGAGCAACAAGCCAGAGATTTTGCTCTAGCAGTAGACAAAGAACTGCTTAATTTAAGGAGAAATAATGAATCACAAGCCTTCGACTCAGGGGTGGTATAATGGAGTTTTTAACGGCTAATCTTATTAATACGACAACACAGATTGCGGTCTCTGCAAATACCTCTGTTGCTTCTAATCTATTTAATCGAGATCCGCTTTACCAATACTATACAGAGAATTATGCAGATGATTCATTAACAGCGAGTATTACGATAACATTTGATGCAACAACAAGTGTTTCTAGAATATCTTTAAAAGACACAAATCTTAAAGAATTCACAATGTTTTATAATGGAGCTACGTCCAATTCATTTGCTCTAACTAATTCAACCGCAACGAGTTCATGGAATTCTAATGCTGAAACCGATCTTTACCTAAAATTTCCTACAACTCTTTGTACTTCAATCACAATAGATATGAAGAAAACCATAACAGCTAATCAGGAAAAAAGAATAGGTCTGTTGACAATTGCGGATCTTTATCTAGAGCTTACTCAAATACCTTCGGCAAATAACTATAAACCTAAGATTGTTCCTAAGCAGGTAGTTCATAAACTATCCGATGGCGGTACAAGGATTCATAATGTAAAAAAGAAGTGGACAACAAGCGTATCTTTAGATTTCGTATCAAAGACCATAAGAGATAGCCTAGAGGATCTTTACGACTTGCAAGATCCGTTTAATTTTTGCCCATTTGGAACTGCGTCTAGTTGGGATGCTTTATTATTCGAGGCTGTATGGGATGGGCCTTTTAATTTCTATGAGTATTCTGATAACGCTTCGTCTAGTGGATTCTCTGGTGATATCACAATGAAGGAGACTCCGATTTGAGTTCGCTTCTTAACCTTATCAAATCAGCGAAGGCTAATGTATTCAGGCGCGTATATGTAAAGCGAAGGTCTGAAACTACAGGTCTTTTTGAATCTGATTGGTTTGAGATATCAAAAGATGTTAAGTCATACGGCAAAATAACTGCCCAAGTAGACGCAACCAGACCTTATAAATACACGTTTGGTAATGCAAAGCTCATACTCAATAATGATTCTGGTCTATATAATCCGCATGATTCAGAGTTTTCATACTGGTACGGATATCTTAATCAGCAAAGAACTCTAGTTAAAATAGAAGCTGGATTCGAATTTGTCACACAAAGAGAAGACGGAGTTTATATCAGAAGCGAATTTCCTTCAGAGTCTTTGTGGGATTCATCTATCTGGGATGCTCCGGCAGCTCTGTGGGATGCCAATACCCCAAGCGTTGTTTTTACTGGAATCATATCAGGCGATATTGTTTTATCAGATAAGAACGAAGTAGCATTTAATATCAAACCATTAACATCAGTTTTCCAGGAATACCCAGCACAGAATTTAGTCGGCTGGACATCGAGTGGATTATCAGCAAGCCAATTCGTGACAATGCTAAGAGATCAAACCGATGGTTCAGGGGCTTTTATATTTAGACCTTTCTTTGGTGATACAACTTCTAATTGGGATATTTCTACAACTTCTAATGTATTTACTGGCTTGAATACATCTACAGGTGACGAGATAATAAATAAAAATGTATGGGAAATTGTCGAGAAGATATCAGAAGCTGAAAACTTTGTTCCATATATTAGCCGCGCTGGTGTCTTTAAATTCGTTTCTAGAGATAGTGTAGATACTGCATCGAGCTTCTCTTTCTATGGAGCCGGATACTTTGATACAACCTATGGGCAAACAATAAAAGAGGTTTACTCATTCACTCGTAAGGTTTCCAAGTATTATTCGAGGGTCCAGGTAAGATTTAACAAAGCAGATACTTCCACGAGTTATGAGACCGTAAGCGCCGCCTTCGCT